TGAAATTTGATAACGTCACCAATAGGATCAAGAATTTAACGTCTGGACTTTCAGATAAATGTGACTCTCAAAAAATTGCTCAACAGGTTTTTTCATCAATGTATGATAACATCACCACACAGGAAATAGACGTTCTCTCTGCTGAAATTTGTATTGGTTTGATTACATCGGACCCGGACTATGAGACTCTTGCTACTCGTATTATTGCGAGTAACATTCACAAGGTATGTCCCAACAACTTCCATCTCGCTATGCGTAAGCTACAGAGGGCTGGTGTCATAACAGATGAAGTTGTGGAAATTGCACAGCAGGTCAAGGATCAGATCAAAACAGATCGCGATTTTGACTTTGGTTATTTCGGTCTTAAAACTCTCGAGAAAAGCTATCTTCAAAGGGTCGACGGAAAGCTCATTGAGACACCCCAGTATATGTTTATGCGTGTGGCCATTGGTATTCACGGTAAGGATGTGCCTTCAGTCATCGAAACCTATGACAAAATGTCCCAAGGCTACTTCATTCATGCCACCCCAACCCTCTTCAATGCGGGAACACCTCGACCCCAAATGTCTAGTTGTTTCCTCATCGCTAACAAAGAGGACTCCATCAATGGAATTTATGGAACTCTAACTGAATGTGCTCAAATATCCAAATGGGCTGGGGGTATTGGTATGCATATTCATGATATTAGGGCGAATAAGTCCCGCATTAGAGGCACAAACGGACAATCTGATGGTATCATCCCAATGCTTCGTGTATTCAATGCTACGGCTCGATATGTAAATCAGGCGGGGCGACGAAAAGGATCAATAGCTGCATATCTGGAACCATGGCATGCGGATATCATGGATTTCCTGGAGTTGCGTCTCAATCAAGGGGATGAGGAAGCGAGATGCCGTGACCTCTTCACAGCCATGTGGATTCCAGACCTTTTCATGAAGAGGGTTGAGGAAGGTGGCAACTGGTCTCTCTTCTGTCCCGACACGGCTAAGGGTCTTTCTGATTGCTATGGAGAGGAATTTGAGAAGTTGTATACCAAATACGAAGAGGAGGGTCTCGCCAATGTAACCCTACCCGCATCGGAAGTTTGGAAGGCTATTCTTAAGAGTCAATCCGAGACTGGAACCCCATACATGCTATACAAGGACTCGTGCAATTCCAAGAGCAACCAAAAGAACTTAGGTGTCATCAAGAGTTCCAATTTATGTACCGAAATCTTGGAGTATACAGACAAGGATGAGACCTCTGTATGCAACCTTGCTTCAATTGCCCTTCCCAAGTATGTGAATAAGGAGACAAGGACCTTCAATTTCGACAAACTTCATGAAGTCACCAAGACGGTCACTAAGAATCTGAACAGGGTCATCGACCGTAACTTCTACCCAGTGGAGACTGCGAGGCGTTCCAACATGAAACATCGTCCCATCGGTCTAGGTGTCCAGGGTCTCGCTGATGTGTTTATCCTATGCGGACTCCCTTTCGACTGTGAGGAATCACGAACTCTGAACGCACATATTTTTGAGACTATGTATCACGCCGCTCTAGAGGCGTCCTCCGAACTCGCCGAAACTGAGGGTTCCTATGAGAGCTTTGAAGGATCTCCGGCCTCCCAAGGTATTCTTCAACCCGATATGTGGGAGGGACCCACCAAGTTCAGTGGTCGCTACGATTGGGATGCTATGAAGGAACGTGTAAAGACGAAGGGTCTCAGGAACAGTCTTCTTCTGGCTCCTATGCCTACAGCCTCTACGGCCCAAATTCTGGGCAATAATGAGTGTTTCGAGCCATATACGACGAATATTTACCTCAGGCGCACCCTCGCCGGTGAGTTTGTTGTGGTCAATAAGCACCTCGTCGAAGATCTTAAGAAGGTTGGACTTTGGTCAAAAGAAATGAAGGATCTCATGGTGAAGGCTGGTGGTTCTATCCAAAACATTGTGGATATACCCGACGATATTAAGAATCTTTACAAAACTGTATGGGAAATTAGTCAGAAGTGCATCATAGATATGGCAGCCGATCGTGGTCACTTCATTGACCAGTCACAGTCGATGAATCTATTCGTAGAGAGCCCAACCCTTTCAAAGCTTAGCTCCATGCACATGTATGCATGGAAAGCTGGGCTAAAGACTGGGATGTACTATCTCCGTTCAAAGGCAAAGGCTCGTCCAATCCAATTCAGTTTAGAACCAGAGTGTGTGGCTTGTTCAGCTTAAAGTTTTAAATAGAAAGTTCTATAGAACTATGGACAAAGCCCTTGATAATATACAAATAAATCAGTTCAATAATCGAAAGATTGTTATAACTACAAAGCAAGGAACACCCCTCCGTGTCCAGTTTCCTCGGATGTACATGCCGTTTGGTGTGTCCGGGTTTACACCTGAGGTTGGACCAACTAAATATAACATTGACTTTGCCATTAAGGGTTGGGATGAAGAGGGAAGCTACATGAAGAAGTTTTACGATTCGTTGAGACAACTCGAAGATAGAATCGTCGACGCCGTCGTCGAACAGAGTGAAGCTATTTTTGGGACTCAGATGTCCAAAGAGGAGCTTCTTCCTATGTTTAACTCAAACGTCAAGGAAGCTCCTGACCGTGAACCAAAGTTTAGGGTCAAGGTGGATACAACAATGGAGGATCAAATCAAGGCGAACGTTTTCGACGCTGATAAGAATCCTCGCCACGACGAGGTGACCAATGGTCTCTACTCAAGGAATAGTGGGCACGCTATTGTTGAAATCAATAGTGTCTACTTCTTGAACAGGAAATTTGGTTGCACTTGGAAATTACATCAGCTCATTGTTTATGAGCCACAAAATCTTAAGGGTTTTCAATTTGTTATTTAGATTTATTTAAAAGGAGAATACTATAAATAGCCTGAGCCTCCTTAAGAAGTTTACCCTGAATCCTGGTAAATTTCTTTGGGTCTAATCCTAGCTTAATCTTAGCCATCGTCACAGAGTTTTCCCACTTAGCGAGTGTCATCTCTTACTTATTATCCTTGATTATTTTTTTGTAGGTCTTGCTACCCTTCTTGGGAACAAGGCAGAATCCATCCTTCTCCTTAGCACGGTCAATGAACGCCTGGAACACGGGATTGCTCTTGAGAGACTTCTTGGAAGCCTTACTGGCCGCCTTGGAGATAATACGACCATCCTTCATCTTGAGATCCTTCTTGGTGAGACCACCGGGGGTCTTATCAGCGGTGCCGTGGAAAACTTCAGCGCGAGTGCCAACAGTCATTTATATTAAGCACGGAAAATTTTCTTGATATCCAAGATTGAGATTTTAGCCGATGTCCTGTTTACAGGAATTTGTGTCTTGACGCGATCATCGTTGAGAACCTCTGAACACACGAGGGATTTATGACCCTGAAGAGCCATCATTTCCTCTTCGACACTGACAAATCTGTTACACTCTTTATAGACCAATTTCTTAACGTGAACAACTTTGGTCTGTCCTGTTCGATGTGCCCTACCGATAGCCTGAAGCTCAGTTGCAGGGTTCCACGAGGGTGCAGTAATATAGACACGTGTCGCCTCTTGGAGATTGAGACCTTGGCCACCACTTTTGATTTGAATGACAAATACGGCACCACCGTGTGTCTTTTTGAATTCTTCGATCTGCCTGACCCTTTCCTCCTTTGGGACTGAACCGTCTATCCTGAATACTGGGCATGTGTCACTCAGTTGTCGCTGGATGTAATTCATCTCACCCCTAAACTGGCAAAAGATGAGACTCTTCTCCGTGGGATGCTCCTCAATCATCCTGAAGAGTGTCTCCATCTTGTTTGACCTACCCTTCCACACCTCAGGTTGGATTTCGTTCTGCTTAGCCACCCCATTTAGATACATCTGTGGCCATATCATACACTGCCTTGTGCGAAGAAGACACTCCAAGATGATCATATTTTTAGCATTCAAACTGACAGCATTTTTAAATGCATCTCTGATGATACCCTGAGCCTCGAGAAAAACACACTCGTAAAGTGCTCTCTCCTCGTCAAACATATCAAGCTCAACATTCTCAAAGTGACAGGGAGGTAGACGAAGACGCTCATTGATCTTGGCCAGGTCATCCTTGGTTCGACGGAGAATGTAGATGTCTTTGATTTCTTTAGTCTTACCCTGAACGTAATTCTTTGGAAGACCTAAAAATGTGCACAGGGACACAAAGTCCTCCATCGAATTAAACACCGGTGTGCCAGTTACAATCCACTTTATTTCAGTATTGAGGCGATTCACACTCTTGAACAATTTGGAACGCCTGTTTCGAATCTCATGGGCTTCATCAAGGATGACTCGATCCCATTTCATGCGATGAAGTGGTGTCAATGCATCAACCCCACCACCCTTAACGGTAAGAACAGTGTAGGGTGCGATGGTAATATCGGTTATTTCGTTGACTTTACGCTCAGGCCCATCGTAGATGTTCACACTCAATTCGGGTGCAAACTTTCCGATTTCCTCGTGCCATTGTGTGATAATAGATTTGGGTACGATGATGAGTGTGCGAGGCTGTGGATTAGCAAGAATGGTAGCCAAAAGCTGCACGGTCTTACCCAGACCCATTTCGTCACAGAGGAACCCTCCTTTGGGCCCCGATTCCTGATGTTCCATTCCAAACATCCATTGAACACCCTCTTTCTGGTAGGGGCCAATGAGACGACCATTGAGAGTGTATTTACTCTCAGTCATCATTGTAGAAGTCTTCTTCGGGGAGTGCCTCAATTTCACAGACAACTGGTTCAGGTTCCTTTTTCTTACGAGTCTTCTTCAACTTAGGTTTAGGAAGTTCATCTAAGTGTTCTCTAAAATAGAGAACTTTATCCCAAAATTCCCTCATGACTGGGAGATAAGTCTTCCACCATTCACGATCACGGGGAACATTAACCACGTCAAACTCCTCAGGCTTTGGCCAGTTGGTGGCAGCTGGTTTGTATTGGATAAAATCTGCTGATTCTAGGTCTAAAATCTCCATACAAAGTTGAAGCTGTGGCATGTAATGTTCAGGCACCTCCCCAGGGATGATTGCCCTCTGAGGAGGACACTTGATCTCGACCAATTTTCCTGATTCGGTTACACCATCGGGGCTTCCACCAAGCCAGCTTTCAACTGGATGGGGACAAAGACCGAGTTCGTGTACAACCTCCCCATGCCTCTCTTCATACAATATACGCGCCTCGTCCTCATATAGCTCACCGTGACGAGTGGCTGCGTTACCGGTGAACTTTTCACCCAGACCACATTTCTTAAGAAGAAGACCTTCGGGTGTTTCATACTTATTTTTACCTATAGCCGTAGCGGCATCTGAAGCGGTTAACATTTTGCCACGGAGAGCAAGCCACTCTTCTGACTTTTGGGCTGCATACTCTCGATCTAACGCTGCTCTAACATTTGGATGCATATTAAATTAACTAAAATTGTATCTTTTAAGTTCGTCTAGAACCTGAAAATATATCTGTGCCGCATTCTGCTCGGCCTGTTTCTTACTTTTAGCGACACCTCTCGAACGGAACAGGTCTTGTATATAGATATCTATGTAGAAGAGACCCTCGTGGTGAGCAGATACACGATACTCTGGAAGAGGCCATCCATTTACTTGGCAATGGCGCATAAGGTGATCCTTATAATTATCATCCACCATTATGGAATTCATATCGACCAACTTTGGATCTTGATAGATGCGAAGGATAAACTCCTTAGTGTGAATGAGACCAATATCCATATAAATGGCACCGATGAGGGCTTCAAACACATCCTCTAAAATTTTAGTGTTATTATTCCACCCATTCCTCATACCCTTCTCATCCATGATGACGAGTTCATTTAGATTAAGGGAATTTGCAATCTTAGCTAGAGTTTCTCCACGCACGAGCTTGGTGCGCGCTTTTGTGAGAAAGCCCTCTTGACGACTTTCGAAACGATCAAATAAAAACTTAGTGATGACAAAACCTAGGACCGAGTCACCAATAAATTCTAGAGTTTCAAAGGATTCAGTAAATTGTTCATATTCTTTCAAAGCAGATTTGTGCGTAAAAGCCTTTTGGTACAAATCAAGATTTTTGATCTTTGTACCAACAAGTTGTTCAATGCGTGTCTTATCAACGAAGACAACCATGTTTTTTTATTATGTTACGTTTTTATTTTTTAAGCCACCTTCTTGATGTAGTGAGGAGAGAGATACTTCTGGAGGTTAAGGTACGTAACCTGAACGTCAGCAGGGGGAGCGAGGAGATCACGGAGGGTATCGTCGAGGACAATTTGACGACCGTTCTCAGGATGCTTGAGACCCTGCTCGGTGATATACTTGTTAATAAACTTGGTAACCTCGGAGCGAGAGATGAGATCGCCGTCGGGAAGGCCAAGAAAAGCCCTCAACTTAGGTGTCACATCCTGCTTTCGGTTGAAGCCGTTGTTCTCAGCGCGCTTCTTCGCCTTCTCACCATCAGGGTCATCTTGCGCATTCTTAAGCTTACGGATAAGCTTGGACAGGTTCTTCACATCGTTACGGAGGGCGGAAAGTTCGGTCTGAATAGTTTCAAGAGACATTATATCTTTCTTACTCCCCTAACCTTTAAGTCTATGTAGAGAAGACCTAAGAGAACAACGATTAATATTACTATTAAAGCGTAAACTTCTATGGGGTCGGTGCGTTCGACTATGATTGGTTCGGCTGGGCGATCTATGTATCTAAATGGTGATCTACTACCATCGTCAGGGCATCCACCAAAGCAGCAGTCAGCTGGGCATGGTAATACATCGGGTCCCTTACGGACGCCACAGAACTGATTCCGTTCACCTTTGTAGGAGTAGCACCTACATTCATCAATGATGTTACAGACCATATTATTATATCATGATATAATAATGGACGATCAAATTTATCCGAAGACTACCATTGAAAAATTCCTGAATGAAAATGTACTCTTCAAGGATGAAAAATTGAAGAAGTATTACGATAGGAATTTACAGAGGGATTTGGGTAAGTTCAGAAACCGTGTTCCTCGTTCAAAGGATTTTGAAAAGGTCATGTACGTTTTAGTGACTGATTCCATACGAGACATAATCATCGAGACTATCGGTGAAGTTTCGGAATACATGAAGAACATGGGTGATGTCATCGTGAGTGGAGGTGAAGCTTTCAACCTCTATGTTCCATTCGAGGAAAGAATTGTTACAAGTGATATAGACGCCAAGTTTGTGCCTCGTATGCCTGTAAATCCACAATATTTTGGTAAACTTCAAGCTACCAAACTCCTGTTGTGGAATAAATTGGGTGAGATTGCAAAGCGTCTTGGTCCACGCATCAAGAAGAGGATCCTCTCTATGAAAAAGAAGCATTCCAAACTTTTTAAATTTCTGGGTATCAACTTCAAACAATCTGGGCCAGTTGTGACACGTCGTTACACTCTGATTAAGAAGAAAAAGCTGGGAACCAACAATCAACCCAGTAAAGGAGATGTGTTCATAGATGTAGAACTTTTCGCACTCGATTTGAATATTCGCTATTTCTCACCTGAGACTCGTAAAGTTGAAGATTTCACCTTAGGAGGCATCCTCGATATTCCCTTCATGCGCCCAAAAGAGTTTGGCTATGAAGTTGTTCTTTCCAGGCGTAAAGGTATTACCTATCGTAACATTAATACCGGTAAACTTGTAACCAACAATAAGGTATACATAGCCAGTAAGGAATTTTTGATAGAAGATATCTATCTCATGCAGAAACTTCGTCTCCGCCCCGAGAAGAAGGAGAAGGATCGTCAGCGTCTCGTGAGACTTGGTAGAATATTTGACAAACGAGTGAAACTCACGGATACTATGGAAGATGTGTTTAAGAGGGTGCGTTCCAAAATAGTGAGAAAGGCCCCCCCGGCTACTAAGAAAGATGCCAAGGTCTCCATGAACCAGGCGAAGCGTGTAGATCCTTACAAATATAAGAATTTCACCACGAAACCCTCTGATGAGCGTCTTTCAAAGCAGCTTGTTCACGGTCTAAAGACTGTCACTAAGAACGTTAAGATTAACGGTTACGAAAAGTCAAGTGGCAACAAACGTTTCAATCTCAAGTCTCTCAAGTGGAAGAATGTCAAGAATAATTCCTACGTGAAGAATGAGTTTAATCTCAGACCCAAGAATGCAAAAAATTTACCCAAGAATTTTGACATATCTAACACTCTTTACGGTTACAAACCCAGGAGAAATACATGGGTTCCTACAAATGTTCTCAATAAGTCCGCAGCTATACCATTTGTTGGGTTAAAGAAATGAGACACATTACATACATAAATGATCTACAACGCTCCAGCCAAAGGTGATGACGGTCTCTATTTCGTGAAGGCTCTCAACGATGAGAAGCGCAAGTGCTTTGTTCAGCTCAACAAGGCGAAGATTACTGATGTTTCAGGCGAGATTGTCCTCGATCTTGCGTCTGAAACCAATGCCCAGAAGATTGAGGGTATCGATACCCACAATCTCGAGGCAGCCCTTGAGAACTGCGAGTCGTGGTTCGGTAAAAAGTTGTCCGAAAACGTGATCAAGGGTGCCTATACCCCCAGTGTGGTGAACGGTCAGCTCACCGCTGATCGCCTCGAAGTGACCAAGGTATTTAACGCACAGCAGGAGAGCATCGACTTTGAGGGTGTCCAGTCGGGTAAAAACTGCAATGTCATCCTCGAGTTTGCCGGACTTTGGTTTGCTAAGAAGGCTTTCGGTTCCGCATGGAATATTGTCCAGGTCAAGGTTCTCGAGGACCCAATCCTCGATGTATACCCAGACGGTTACGCATTTGTCGACGAGGATGAAGAATAAAAAAATTTGTTAGTAGTATATAAAAGATGTCGATGTTCAACAAGGCTCGTAGGCAAAATATTCTTATGCTCGTGGCCGTCGCTGTTCTCATTTTTCTCCTTTTCAACATGAACTCCAAGTCCGGTTACGCCATCGTCGAGCGTGAGTATTCGGCGTTCGGTGCGGCTCCCACTGCTGGCCCTGCCGCTGGTCCCTCCGCCGCTGCCCCAGACACCATCTGCGGTGGTATGAACAAGGGCACCGGTCTTGCGTCCTCCCTCCTCCCCCGGGAGGTGGCCTCCGATGAGGATTTTGGACAGTTTGCCCCAGAGGACATCCTCAAGGGACAGAACTTCCTCGAGCCTCGTCAGCAGGTCGGCTTCCCCGAGACTGTCGGTGGTGCTCTCCGAAACGCTAACCAGCAGATTAGGTCTGACCCACCCAATCCCAAGGACCCCTACGTGTGGAACAACTCCACTATCGTTCCTGATCTCATGCAGCGCGGTCTCTGCGCTTAAAGATTTAACGTTTATAAATATAAATGACTTCCGTCGCACCTGATCTCTCCGAGAATGTATCTAAACTGGTAGAGCTCACAAAGCAATTAGCTGAGGCTAAATCTGATATTAAGATCCTCAACACAGAGGAGAAGCGCCTAAAGGAGACTGTAAAAAAGCATATGGTTTCTCAGGGTATAGACACTATCAATCTCAGGAAGGGTAAGATTAGTATTCGTAAAAGCGTCCGTAAGTCGAGTATGAATAAGGATGCTATTAAGGAGGGTCTCATGACCTTTTTTGGAGGAGATGAAACTAAGGTTGAAGGTGCTCTAAATGCAATTAAGGATGGACTTAAAACAAAGGAGTCTACCTCAATCTCGTTAACCGGTTTAAAAGATAAACCCCCTAAAGAAGATAAGTAACTAAGCCACAATGGTTTGGAGCCAATATGTATATGAAGCGTCCACTGGATTTGATCATGATGCCAGTGATGACGATGAATTTTTCGATGACACTCCTCTGAATATTGAAGACTGGGAAGTCAAATACTCAGATGAACTCTGGCACATGTGGAACTCTATCAGGACACTGATGGATGATGCCCATATCAATCATTCCGGAAACTTTGGTGACTTTGTGGAATTTTGTTTCAAGGAGCATGATTCAGAACATGATCGAGTCACATGGGAATATCAGGAACAGACGCAATGGTTTGAGGAGAGACTCTCTCACATATGGCGAAACCTCAGGAGAAATATCAATGATAACCATCTTCACGAGGAGATGATGCGAGGTGTAACCTTTTACCACTTTACGGACTTTGCCAAAAATTATATGTGTATATATTAAATGCTCCCAAACCTTACGTCTCAAAAGATCGCCATCCCTGCCGCTCTTTTT